ATGGGGAAATTGCACTCATTTAAATACGTTATTCATGATTTGTATTACGATGAACTGTTTAATAAGTTGGCAAGTTTTGTTGAAGGAGATCCGTCCAGATTAGAGTCTGAATCAAATCTTGTTCTAGAACCTGATGAAGCAGAGTTAATAGACTTTGAAGTGAAATGGATAAATCTAACTGGATCTCCAGATAATTATATATTTTTTGATGTGATTGTTGAAAGCCAAGTCTTAATTGCTGAGACAATAAAGCGTGAGAAGGAAATTGATGATATTACTCAGTGGTTTAGGATTTCTTGTAGAGCTATTTTAGAAAATGGTTTACATGAATTCTCTGTAACAGATATAGCTGTATATATAAAGGAAAAACAAAACGGACATCATCAATTATCAGAGTATTTAGTTCCTATTATCAGTAAAAATCAGTTAGATGAAATTGCTGAAGGGTTCCTTAAAAAATACTATCCTAAAGCACTAACAGTCCCAATGAAGGTTCCACCAAAAAAGATTGCTGAAATTATGGGATTAAAAATTGTACAAGTTCACATCACCAAGACAGGTATAATATTTGGTCAAATTTATTTTTCAAATGCGATTACCAAAATATATGATATGAGAGCGGATACGTATAAAAAAGTAAAAGTAAAAAGAGGAACAATTCTTATAGATCCTGATGTCTTTTTTATGCGAAATGTAGGTTCTTTAAACAATACAATCATTCACGAATGTGTACATTGGGAATTGCATAAAAAATTTTTTGAGCTTGAAAGTTTATACAATCCGGAAGCGCGAGGGATTAGTTGTCAAGTTATCGAAGGCGCGAAACCGGAGAGTAATAGGACGCCACTAGATTGGATGGAGTGGCAAGCAAATGCACTTGCTCCAAGAATCCTAATGCCTAAGAGTACTACAAAACAAAAAATTGAAGAATTTATTATAAAGCATAAGGAATCACAAAAGACAAGTCATTCACTATATGAAGTTGTTATTAATGAATTGGCTGAATTTTTTGGTGTTTCTAAGGTAGCAGCGAAAATCAGAATGATTGATCTTGGTTATAAACAGGCAATGGGGATATTTAATTATATCGATGAAAAGTATGTTCCTAGTCATTCGTTTGATGAAGAAGCATTAAAAAATAATCAAACATTCTCTATAAGCGCTCATGATTTATTGTTCGAATATGCTGTAAGACCAAAGTTACGAGAAATGATTGATTCAGGAAATTTTTTATATGTCGATTCACATGTTTGTATTAATGATCCCAAATATATTGAATATGATATAAACGGATATGTGAAATTGACGAATTATGCTAGAAATCACATAGATGAGTGTTGCTTGATTTTTGATATAAAGGTTAAGGTAAACAATCAATATGGTTTTAAAAGCTATAAAAAATCAGTACTCTTCCGAAATGTAGCTTCAGATCGTTTCGTAGAAGTTTCATTTTCTGAATCTTCCCATAACATGGGTGCTGAAGAAAAAGCTAAAGAAATAAAAAAAATGAGCGATAAAGCAAATAAGATAGCGACAATCCAACGCCAATTACCGTTTACATTTGGCGAAAGCGTTGTTTCGCACATGGAACGTTTGGATTTTACTGTTGAAAAATTAGCGGAAGCTGCAGATATAAGTGATAAAACTGTTCAGCGTATTAGGAATGAAATAAACTACCGTCCAAAATTTGGAACAATAATAGCTATCTGTGTAGGGTTAAAATTACCTCCTCCACTTAGTGAAGATTTAATAAGGAAATCTGGAAATATATACATTCCTGGTAATCAAAAACATATTCTTTATCAAATGATTATTAACGGAATGTACCATTGTCCAATTGAAGTTTGTAACGAATTGATGATCGGTAGTAATTTCAATAAACTATCAAAAGAAGATTAAAATTTTAGCCCACCGGACTTGCAATGTCCGATGAAAGAAAGCAATAAAAAAAGCGTCTTACGAAGTAGTATTCAAATATTACTTCGTAAGACGCTTTTTTATGTTTATTTTAAGTGAAAAACGGACACTGCATGTCCGGGTCAAGCGCATTTAACTCTCCTATACTGGAATTATCTAATAGATAACTAGCTTTCATCTATTAAATAAAATATCAAATGCCTGATTTGCAATAAGGGCAAAGGATACATATTGAAGTACGCAATCCACACTAGGATTGTAGTGTCTCAATATTAGTACCCTTACCTTGTTGCGCACTTTTTTAAGTAAAGGTCAGGTTACTAAAGGACAAGCTCTTCATTGTTTGCATCCTTTGCCCTCCGCAAATTGGCGGAGAGGATGCCAAACAATGACAAAAAAGTACAAAACAAGCCAAAAGAACAGAGAATCTTATATTTACTATTCAGGAAGTAAAAAGATAGCAACCATCGTACCAGGAGAAAATGGTGTAACAGAGGTTGATATTGAATATTTACATTCTGAAGATGATCAGGAAGTGGACGAAGGTCGCCGCTATGATTACCGAATTGCTTGTAATTTAGAATCTTATGTAGATGAAAACGGAGATTCAAAAGCTGAACATAACAAACATTTAGCAGATTGGGATGCAGATCCGTTTAATGAAATTTTGGAAATGGAGAACTATGAAGAGAAGCAAAAGTTAATCGAACAATTGCACAAAGCAATGGGTCGGTTAACAGATAAACAATTTAGAACCATACAAAAGAAATTTTATGAACAAAAAACAAACGTTGAGATTGCAGCCGAAGAAGATGTGACTGAAGCGGCTATCAGAAATCGTTTAAATAAAATATACAGAAGATTAGAAAAACTGATAAGAAAGGGCTCTTAATTGAGCCTTTTAAATTTTATTTTAAAAAAGGGGTTCGAAAGGGCATGATTTTTCGCTTACTAGTAAGGGACGAAATAAAACCCTTAGAAAGGAGTGTTTCAGATGAGTCTAAAACACAAGGTAATCATCAATGTTAAAGATGAAAATGGTGAGAAAACAAGAGTAGTTGAAGGTAAACGTAAAACTGTACGTAGCCGAATGCTAGATTTATTGTTTGGTAAAAAAGTAAATCTGCTTGTTATCACACCTGGCGACTCAGTAGAAACTGTTGAAATAAAAGAAACTCGGAAAGGCGGTGAAGCTTAATATGAGCAGAACAAAATTACTTCTCGATGTAGTCACTGATTTACAAAATTTAGCTGGTTCACTTCAGACGATTGCTGAAGTGTTGGCGAGTAATGAAGAAACACCACGAACAGAAGAAAAAGCACCAGTAAAAAAAGCGAAGCCGAAAAAAATATCGCTTGAAGAAGTTCGTACATTACTTGCACAAAAGAGCCAAGCGGGTTTTACAGCTGACATTAAAAAGTTACTTGAAAAATACGGTGCAACCAAGCTAAGTGAGATTGAAGAAAAAGACTATGAAGCATTGATGAAAGATGCGGAGGAATTGCAATGACGAAACATGCTATTTTATCCGCTTCAGGGGCACATCGATGGATGAATTGTACTCCATCGGCTCGTCTTGAATTAGAGTTTGAAGATTCCAGTGGTGAAGCTGCCAAGGAAGGAACAGCCGCTCATGAACTAGGAGAACATAAACTTAGAGCTGCATTAAAGATCCTAACGAAAAAGCCAACATCCATTTACGATTCTGAAGAGATGGAGCGTTATACCGATGAATATGTCCAGTTTATTTTAGAAGAATTAGCGGCAGTAAAGCAAATAACAAAAGATCCACTTCTTCTTATTGAACAGCGATTGGACTTTTCGAATTATGTCCCAGAAGGTTTTGGGACAGGTGACTGTGTCATTGTTGCAGATGATGTGGTTCATGTTATTGATTTTAAATATGGACAAGGTGTTTTAGTTGAAGCAGAAAATAACCCGCAAATGATGCTTTATGCATTAGGGGCACTTAATCTATTTGATGCAATTTATGATATCAGTGCAGTAAAAATGACCATCTATCAACCAAGACGTGAAAACATCTCAACTTTTGAAATAAGCAAAACTAGTCTAATAGATTGGGCAGAAAACACACTTAAACCAAAAGCTGAATTAGCGTTCAAAGGTGATGGTGAATTTAAGCCAGGTGAATGGTGTAGGTTTTGTAGGGCGTCTGTGGATTGCAGAGCAAGGGCGGAAGAAAATTTGAAGGTAGCAAAATTTGAGTTTAAAAAACCACCCTTATTAACAGATGGTGAAATTGCTGAAATCTTACTTCATGTAAATGACCTTACTAAATGGGCGAATGAAATATTTGCTTATGCAACGAATGCTGCTGTTCAGCAAGGAAAACAGTGGGCAGGTTTTAAGGTTGTAGAAGGTAGGTCTAATCGTAAATATGCAGATGAAGAAGCGGTAGCTGAAGCCACAAAGAAGGCAGGCTATGAAGATATTTACAAGCAAAGTCTGCTGACAATAACCAACATGGAAAAGCTGATGGGTAAAAAGAAATTTAATGAAGTGCTTGGTGATTTTATTATTAAGCCAAGCGGAAAGCCGACACTTGTTCCGGTATCGGATAAGCGTCCAGAAATAAATATATCAACAGCAAAAAATGAATTTATGGAGGAGAAATAATTATGTCGAAAACAGTAAAAAATCCAACAAAAGTAATTACAGGGGTAGTGCGTTTATCTTATGCCAACGTGTGGGAGCCAAAGTCAATTAATGGTGGAAAAGAAAAGTATAGCGTGAGTGTGATTATTCCAAAAAGTGATACGAAAACTTTAGAGGCAATTGAAAAAGCAGTCGATGCTGCAATTGAAGAAGGTCGTGGAAAGTTTGGTGGGAAGATTCCAAACAAACAGTCGTTAAAATTACCGCTTCGTGATGGAGATATTGATCGTTCGGATGATGAAGCATATGCAGATAGTTTCTTTGTAAATGCAAACAGTATTACACCACCACAGATTGTAGATGCTGATATTAATCCAATTTTAGAGCGTTCAGAAGTTTACTCAGGTGTGTATGCTCGCGTAAGTATTAACTTTTACGCTTTTAACTCCAATGGTAACCGAGGCATTGCCTGTGGTCTTGGTAACATTCAAAAGATTCGTGATGGGGAGCCATTAGGTGGAAGAACGGATGCATCGGTAGACTTTGCTACTGATGTGGATGATGACTTCTTATCATGAAAACAATGCATATCGATGTTGAAACGTATAGTAGTGTGGACCTCGCTAAAAGCGGGGTCTATCGCTATGTGGAGGCAGATGATTTTGAAGTAATGCTATTTGCTTACAGTGTGGATAGTGGACCTGTTCATGTTATTGATTTAGCGAATGGTGAGTTGATTCCACATGAAATCGAACAAGCAATATTTAATAAAGATATAACAAAATGGGCCTTTAATGCTCAGTTTGAACGGATTTGTTTAAGTAAACATTTTAAGCAAGATTTATCACCTGTAGATTGGCGTTGCACAATGGTGTGGTCTGCTTATTTAGGCTTACCGTTATCTTTAGAAGGTGCTGCAATGGTAACGGGAGCAGATAAACAAAAGATGTCGGAAGGAAAAGATTTAATTCGTTTTTTCTCTATTCCTTGTAGACCAACAAAAACAAATGGCGGCCGAACAAGAAATCTAAAAGAACACGATCCTAAGCGATGGGACAGTTTTAAAGCATACAACAAACGTGATGTAGAAACTGAAATTGCGATACAAGATAAACTATCTAAATTTCCAATGCCCGAAGCAGAGTGGGATAACTACCTTCTTGATCAGTTAATTAATGATAGGGGAATAAAGCTAGATTTGGAGTTAGTTGCCCAGGCTATTAAATGTGATGACTTAATTCGCAATCAGTTAATCAGTCGTATGAAGAAAATTACTAAGCTAGAAAACCCGAACTCTGTTAAACAAATGCGTGAATGGTTACAAACAAAAGGTGTAGAAACAGACAGTTTAAATAAGGCAGCTGTAACTCATTTAATTGAAAGTAATGAAGGTGAAATTAAAGAAGTGCTTCAACTGAGAAGACAACTCGCAAAATCAAGCGTGAAAAAATACGCGGCTATGGAAAATGTCGTTTGTCGTGATGGACGAGCGAGGGGATTGATTCAGTTTTACGGTGCAAATCGTACAGGGAGATTTGCAGGAAGGTTAATTCAAGTTCAGAATCTACCGCAAAACCATATATCCGATTTAGACGAAGCACGTGCTTTATTGAAACAAGGTAATTTTGAAGCCTTACAAATTTTATATGAATCTGTTCCGAGTGTACTTTCTCAGCTTATAAGGACCGCATTTGTTCCTATTCGGAACAATCGCTTCATAATCGTTGACTTTAGTGCAATTGAAGCACGTGTGATTGCTTGGATTGCAGGAGAAACATGGAGAAATGAAGTGTTTGCATCACACGGAAAAATCTATGAAGCATCTGCTTCTCAAATGTTTAAAGTTCCCTTGGATGAGATTACTAAGGATAGTCCACTTAGACAAAAAGGTAAAATTGCTGAATTAGCGCTTGGTTATGGTGGTTCTGTTGGTGCGCTGAAATCAATGGGTGCTCTTAGTATGGGACTTGAAGAACATGAATTAAAACCACTTGTTGATGTGTGGCGGCAGTCAAATTCAAAAATAGTGAAATTTTGGTGGGATGTTGATCGTGCAGCAAAAGAAACTGTGAGACAACGAAAAGCACATATGACCCATGGCATTAAGTTTGAATACCAAAGTGGGATGTTACTGATTGGTTTACCTTCAGGTAGATGGCTCTCTTATGTAAAGCCAAGAATAGGGATAAATAGTTTTGGAAATGAATCTGTTTCTTATGAAGGTATTGGTGCGACAAAGAAGTGGGAGCGAATATTTAGCTATGGTCCGAAGTTTGTCGAGAATATTGTGCAGGCTGTTTCAAGAGATTTATTGTGTTTTGCCTTACAGCGCGTTCATGATGAAGGTTTTCGTATTGTCATGCACGTACATGACGAAATTGTCATTGAAGCACCAAACGATGTAACGGTCGAATATATCAGTGATTTAATGAGTGTATCTCCACCTTGGGCAGAAACTTTGGAATTACGTGCGGATGGATTTGATACAAACTTTTATAAAAAAGATTAATTATAGGGGGTTCGAATGCCCCTTTTTCTTCGCATATAGGTGAGGGTAAATTTTCTTTTACTCTACAACTATTTGTAGGAGGTTCATTTATATGATGAACAATATTAAAACTTTTAACTTCGAAGGAAACGAGGTAAGAACATCTTTTAAAGACGGTAATGTTTGGTGGGTTGCAAAAGATGTGTGCGATGTCTTAGGTATTAAAAATAATCGTGATGTTATCGCTCGTTTAGATGCAGATGAAAAGGGTGTAGATACTGTCGACACCCTTGGTGGAAAACAGGAAGTTTCCGTTATAAATGAGAGTGGATTATACAATATTATCTTACTCTCAAGAAAACCAGAAGCTAAAAAATTCAGAAGATGGATTACACATGACGTCCTTCCGTCAATTCGAAAACATGGATTGTACGCAGTGGATGAAGTATTAGCTAATCCAGATATTTTGATTAAAGCGTTAGAAGAATTAAAAGCAGAGCGATTAAAAAATAATCAATTATCAGAAACAGCGAAAGTCCAGGAACAGCAAATTGTTGAAATGAAACCCAAAGCAAGTTATTACGATGTTGTTTTGAATTGTAAAGATGCAGTTGCGATTTCGGTGATTGCGAAAGATTATGGAAAGTCTGCCCGTTGGTTAAATAAATATTTACACGAACAAGGTGTTCAATATAAACAAGGGAAGATTTGGTTGCTTTATCAAAACCATGCAGAGTTTGGTTATACAACAACAAAAACTCACACATTTAAAGATAGCAATGGATATGATCGTTCAAAAGTTCATACTTACTGGACGCAAAAAGGTCGTTTGTTTATTTATGACTTACTAAAAGCAAAAGGAATCTTACCTAAAATTGAAATGGACAGTTAAGCATTGGAGGTAATCGATATGAAAATAGCTGTCGGAAATAGTCGAATGGACAGAAAGTGGAAGAACAAAGATGTAACGTGGGACGAGTTTATTAATCTTGTAAATCAGACAATCCGTACAACTGAAACGGTAGATGAATATAGAAAAATGAATCGTGCAAAACAAGATGCAACAAAGGATGTTGGTGGCTTTGTTGGCGGTGCTTTAAAGCAGGGGAAAAGAAGGAACGGACATGTTTTGTCACGTTCACTTCTTACCCTTGATATGGACTACGCAGTACCTGGTATTTGGGATCAAATTGAACTTCTTTATGATTTTAAATGCTGCGTATATTCAACACATAAACACACTCCTGAAAAACCAAGGCTACGTTTAATTATTCCGTTTAAACGTGATGTTTCGGAAGATGAATATCCAGCGGTCGCAAGAATGGTCGCAAAAGAAATCGGTATTGATTATTTTGATGATACAACATATGAACCCTCAAGATTAATGTACTGGCCATCGACACCTTCAAACGGTGAGTTCTTTTTTGAACAAAAAGATGGTGAGTTATTAGATCCTGATTTCTATTTGTCGAAATATGACGATTGGCGAGATACGACAACATGGCCTGTTTCATCAAGACAATCCGAAGTTGTACAACGAAACATAAAAAAACAAGCTGACCCATTAGAGAAGGATGGTATTATTGGTGCCTTTTGTAGGGCTTATTCTATCGAGGAAGCCATTGATAGTTTTTTATCGCATGTGTATGAACCAAGTTTGATGGAAGGAAGATTTGATTATATACCAGCTGATTCGTCTGCTGGGGTCGTTGTATATAACGGAAAGTTTGCTTATAGCCATCATGCAACAGATCCTGCTTCAGGAAACTTATTGAATGCGTTTGACCTAGTTCGATTGCATTTGTTTCAAGATTTAGATGATAAATCATCTTATTCAACCGCAGTAACAAAACTCCCATCCTTTAAGGCTATGACTGAGTTTGCTTTAAAGGATGAGCTAGTGAAAGTGCAGTTCGCAGAAGAACGTAAAGAACAAGCGGAAATTGAGTTTACAGAAGATGACTGGGAAAGACAACTTGAGCTTGATAAAACAGGTGCAGTTAAAAATACACTTAGAAACCTTACTTTAATTTTGGAACATGATGAAAACCTTCAAGGGATTGTTTTTAATGAGCTATCAGACAACTTGGAGATTGTTAGTCCTGTTCCTTGGTCGCATCCATCTAAATATTGGCGGGATGCGGATGATGCTCAGTTAGTTAGTTATATCGATACGCACTATGGAACGTTTTCAGCTAGAAATTATGATATCGCAATTGCGAAAGTAGCTGATGATAGGTCGTATCATCCGATTCGAGATTATCTCGATGAATTGCCCGAGTGGGATAAAGTGCCACGAGTCGATACATTATTAATTGATTATTTAGGAGCGGATGATAATCCATACGTTCGTGCTGTAACAAGGAAAACATTATGTGCGGCAATATCTAGGGTTCTCACACCTGGCATTAAATTTGATTCAATGCTCGTTTTAAATGGACCACAAGGAGTCGGAAAAAGTACGCTAATTGCAAGGCTTGGTGGTGAGTGGTTTTCAGATAGTTTAAGTTTATCAGATACAAAAGATAAGACAGCTGCTGAGAAGTTACAAGGATACTGGATCATTGAAATCGGAGAACTCGCTGGACTCAAAAAAGCAGAAGTAGAAACATTACGTAGTTTCCTATCAAGACAAAACGACATTTATCGAGCGAGCTTTGCTAAAAGAGTTACACCACATTTAAGGCAATGTGTATTCTTTGGAACAACTAATGCTGAAAAAGGTTATTTAAGGGATACGACAGGTAACAGAAGATTTTGGCCTGTGAAAACTCCAGGTGATGGAGTAAAGAAATCGTGGGAAGTAACTGAAGAAGAAGTGCTGCAAATATGGGCAGAAACACTCGAATACGTGAAGCAAGGTGAAAAGCTGTACCTGGAGCATGATATTGATCAGTTAGCGAAAGAAGAACAACGAATGGCGATGGAATCGGACGAGCGAGAAGGTTTGGTTCGTGAATACCTTGAAACGTTGCTACCTGAAGATTGGGATGAAATGGACTTATTTGAACGTAGAGCATTTATCAATGGAACTGAATTTGGTGATAGTCCAAAACAAGGTGTTTGGAAACGGGAGCATGTTTCTAATATGGAGATTTGGTGCGAATGTTTCCAAAAGGAACGTTCCAATTTAAGACGGATAGATGGTAACGAAATATCTACCATTATGGCGAGCATTGGTGGCTGGACAGGCTTATCAAAGAAAAAGAGACTTCCCATCTACGGAACGCAGTGGGTGTATGAATTAAAAAAGTGACGTTCCAAAAAATCGAGTTTGGAACAAAAACATCACATTGGAACAGAATATTATGTTCCTGGAACAAAATAAAAGAAGTTCGTCACATAGTTAGGAACAGCAATCAACCTATGTCGTATAAGGGTTTGTAAAAAACATGTTCCAATGTTCCAAGAAAAATATGATATTAGGAAAATATAAGAATATAGGATGAAATCACGCAAATACGCATATACGCGCGTAAGAAAGTTTAAAAATGTTTGGAACAGGAGAGTTTGGAATGCGGGAAAAAACGATCGAGTTAAAGTTAAGCGAAGCGATCAAAAATATGAAGGGTTTATCTATTAAACTTACATCACCAGGTTTTGATGGATTGCCTGATCGGTTAGTGTTACTACCAAACGGAAAAATTACCTTTATTGAAGTGAAAGCTCCAGGCAAGAAACTCAGACCGCTTCAATTGAAAAGAAAAGAGCAATTAGAATCACTAGGTTTTATTGTCTTTTGTCTAGATGATCCTAAAAGGATTGGAGAGATGTTGGATGAAATTCAAGCCACATAAATATCAGGAGTTTGCAACAAATTTTATTATAGAAAATCCTATAACGGCAATATTTCTTGAAATGGGTCTCGGTAAAAGTGTGATTACACTGACTGCTATTTATGAATTGATGTTAGAACGATTTGAAGTTGATAGGGTTTTAGTAATCGCACCACTTCGAGTTGCTAGAAATACGTGGCCAGAAGAAATTGAAAAATGGAGTCACTTGAAAGGATTAACTTATGCAGTTGCTGTTGGAACAGAAAAAGAACGACTTGAAGCATTATATTCAGATGCCCACATTTATATCATTAATCGTGAAAATGTAGAGTGGTTGATTGCTAGAAGCGGTATCGATTTTAATTTTGATATGGTCGTTGTAGATGAATTATCATCGTTTAAATCTCATCAATCAAAACGATTTAAAAGTTTGATGAAGGTGAGACCGAATATAAAAAGAATGGTTGGTTTAACAGGAACGCCATCATCGAATGGTTTAATGGACTTATGGGCGGAGTACCGATTACTTGATATGGGTGAAAGATTAGGAAAATTCATCGGACGTTTCAGAGAATCATACTTCGATCCTGACAAAAGAAATCAACATATGATTTTTTCATATAAACCAAAACCAGGGGCAGAAGAAGCGATATATGAAAAAATAAGCGATATCACTATCAGCATGAAAGGGACGGACTATTTAAAACTACCCGATTTAGTCATGAATGAAATGTCTGTTTCGTTAAATCAGAAAGAAAAAGAAACGCTTGATGTCATGAAACGTGATTTGATTACAACGATAAAAGGCGAGGATATAACCGCTTCAAATGCAGCAGTCTTATCAAACAAACTTCTTCAAATGGCAAATGGTGCAGTTTATGGCGATAACGGTTCTGTTACTCAAATACATGACCGAAAACTCGAAATGCTAGAAGATATCATTGAAGCGGCCAATGGTAAACCAGTATTAATTGCTTATTGGTTTAAACACGACCTGCTCCGAATACAAAACCGATTTAAGGTAGAAGTTTTAACAAGTAATGATTCCATTAAAAAATGGAACGAGGGAAAGATTCAAATTGCTGCAATCCATCCCGCATCCGCAGGACATGGTTTGAATTTACAAGCAGGTGGTTCAACACTCGTTTGGTTTGGACTCACTTGGAGCTTAGAACTTTATCAACAAACAAATGCGAGGCTGTATAGGCAAGGGCAAACAGAGACAGTAATTATTCATCATTTAATCGCAAAAGATACAATGGACGAACGAGTGATGGATGCCTTAAATAAAAAGAATAATACGCAGTCAGCACTCATTGATGCAGTGAAAGCAACGTTAAAAGGGGGAATTCTTGTATGAATATTGTATGGCACTACTTGGATAAACGAGCAGCAACGATTGATGTGATAAAAGATTATAATAGTATGAAACACATTATAGATAATACCGATGACGATATTGCAATCCTTCATGATGGAATGATGTCCCCAAGTGCACCAGTGAATGATGGCATGCCGTCTGTTCACAATCCAAAAGCAAATGAAAACCGTATTGCTTATAGCATAGATAAAATTGATGTTCTGAAAGAAAGGTTAAGACAAGCCATCGAATATATGAATTGGTTCCAGCCTGCTTGGGATGAGTTAACCGAAGATGAACAGTTTGTTCTGTATGAATTTTATATGGTGGAAGATCAAAGACGAACCGAAGCTGTGCATACTATTTGCGATTACTTTAAGATTGAAAGGTCATCCGCCTACAACAAAAAGAATAGAGCGTTGGATAGGTTGACACTACTGCTTTATGGCAAGTGAGTAAAATCGCGGATGCATTTAGACATTACGCAGGTTATAGTGGTAGTATGGTAAAAGTATCAAAGAGAAACAAAATGGACCTTTGAATATTCAAGTGAGTAATATTGCGGACGCTTTTTGACTTTGAGCATGTTATGGTATTAATATAGACAAAATATTGAGAGCCTTCGTGGGAGAAATCCTGCGGGGGCTTTTTTGTTTGGAGGTGAAAGTTATGCCAAGGAAACCAAAGCGACCTTGTTCACAGCCAGGATGTCCTGAGTTAACGCATGAACGCTTTTGTGATGAACACCGGAAGGCAGAGGCGAGAAGATATGAAAGGTATCAACGTGATCCAAACACCGCAAAGCGATACGGACGTGCCTGGAAGAGGATACGTGACCGTTACGTTGCAAAGAACCCGCTCTGCGAGGAATGTAAGCGAAACGGGAAGCTGACTCCAGTGCAAGAAGTACACCACATCCTACCGCTGTCAAGAGGTGGAACGCATGACGAAAGCAATCTGATGTCTGTTTGCACACCTTGTCACTCATCGATTACCGCACGAGATGGTGATCGTTGGCGAAGGGGTAGGGGGTAATCAATCTCTACAACTTATGATGTGGACAACGGGCGGGGAACGTCACGCAAAAAGTCGCGATTTCAAAGAGGGTATATAGGGGGCGAGCAGAAATGAGGTGTTGAAATGGCCAAGGATGGAACAAATAGGGGCGGTGCTCGGGTTGGTTCTGGACGTAAAAGAAAGCCATTATACGAAAAATTAGAAGATGGAAATCCAGGTAGACGAAAATTAGAAGTGCTCGAATTTACACATGCACCTGACCTTCAAGGACAAGAAATGCCACCGCCAAGAGAGATGCTATCTGCCACTGAAAAGGACGGTTCAACTCTTGAAGCGGCAGAAATTTATGAAGAAACGTGGAATTGGTTAAATGAAAGGGACTGTGCTCATTTAATCATGCCGCAACTTTTAGAAAGGTATGCTATGAGTGCAGCAAGATGGATGCAGTGCGAGGCAGCTGTGACAGAGTTTGGCTTTTTAGCAAAACATCCAACAACGGGAAATGCTATGCAAAGCCCGTATGTTGCTATGAGTCAAAACTTCATGACACAAACCAATCGACTCTGGTTAGAAATTTATCAAATTATAAGAGAAAACAGTGCAACAGAATTCATTGGTGCGAATCCACAAGATGATATGATGGAGCGTTTATTAACGATGCGTAAAGGCAAATAACTGAAACGAGGTAATGTGATGACGATTAAATATTTAACAGCTGAAAGTGTATGTGCGGGTCATCCGGATAAACTTTGTGATTTAATATCAGATAGTATTTTGGATGCTTGTTTAACAAAAGACAAAGCTTCACGTGTGGCATGTGAGGTGCTTGCGACAAAAGGAAGAATCATCGTGGCGGGCGAAATCTCCTGTAGCGAAAAACTTAATCTTAAAGATGTTGTAAAAAGTGTATTAGTTGATGTGGGTTACAAACCTACAGATTTTAAAATATCTGTATATGTACAGAAACAAAGTACAGATATTGCACAAGCGGTAGATACAGCACTTGAAGCTCGTCAGAGAATCAAAGAGCCTTACGGAACAATTGGCGCAGGTGACCAAGGAACAATGTATGGTTATGCGACAAATGAAACAAAGGAAATGCTGCCATTACCATTAGTGCTTTCACATAAAATTGTAAAACGATTAGATGAAGTCCGCAAAGGAAAAATTATTAAAGGATATTTTCCAGATGGGAAAGCCCAGGTCACAATTGAATATAGAAATAATCAACCAATCAGAGTTAAAACAATTGTTGTATCTGTTCAACATCTTGCTTATAAAAGACAAACAGAAATTGAAAGAGATATTATTGAAAATGTCTTATGGCAGGTTTTTGAAGACTTCCCGTTTGATGAAAATACAGATATTTTAATCAATCCATCAGGGCGATTTGTTGTTGGAGGACCAACAGCTGATACAGGATTAACTGGAAGAAAACTGATGGTTGACACTTACGGAGGTTTTACAGCGCATGGTGGCGGGGCATTTTCAGGAAAGGATCCTACCAAAGTTGATAGAAGTGGTGCTTATATGGCAAGGCATATTGCCAAGCACATCGTGTGGTGCGATTACGCAGAGAAATGTGAGGTAAGTATTTCATATGCTATCGGAAAGGCGAATCCTGTCGCATTTTCAATAAATACATTTGGGACGGGAAAAGTTTCTGATTCAATACTTGAACAAGCAGCTCTAGCAGTATTTAACTTAAAACCAGCAGCGATTATTGAATACTTACAGTTGCGAGATGTTCAGTATGCCGATACAGCAGTTTATGGCCATTTCGATAGTTGGTTATTCCCATGGGAAGACGTGAAAAGGTATAAAGAATTTAATCAGGCGGTGAGTAAATATGATAATAGAGAAGATTGAAGTTAAAAAGCTTATTCCCGCTGATTATAATCCGAGAAAAGATTTACAACCAGGCGATAGCGAATATGAAAAAATAAAACGTTCACTCGAGGAGTTTGGATATGTTGATCCAGTCATTTGGAACAAGACAACTGGCAGAGTAGTTGGTGGGCATCAACGGTTGAAAGTTTTGGCAAGTATGGGAAGAACTGAAGTCGAGTGTGTCGTGGTTGAATTAAATGAAGAAAAAGAGAAAGCATTAAACGTTGCTTTAAATAAAATTAGCGGTGATTGGGATAAAGAAAAATTAGCTGTACTTATGACAGATTTAGATGCAGCAGACTTTGATGTTTCACTCACAGGTTTTGACGCTGCTGAAATTGATGATTTGTTTAAAGATACACTTCGAGATGGAGTAGAAGATGATGACTTTGATGTCGAAGAAGAACTTCAAAATCCACCAATAACGATGCAAGGTGATGTGTGGCTTTTAGGTAGACATCGACTCGTATGCGGGGACAGTACGAAAAAAGAAACTTTTGAAAAGTTAATGGAGGATAAAAAGGCAAACTTGGTTGTCACTGATCCACCTTATAATGTTGATTATGAAGGTAGTGCAGGGAAAATTAAAAACGACAATATGAATAACGATACATTTTACCAGTTTCTATTGGATGCTTTTACGAACACGGAAGATGCACTTGCGAAAGATGGCAGCATTTATGTGTTTCATGCGGATACAGAAGGACTTAATTTCCGTAAGGCATTTGAAGAAGCTGGTTTTTATTTATCTGGAACTTGTATCTGGAAGAAACAATCGCTTGTACTTGGTCGCTCACCTTATCAGTGGAAACACGAACCGATATTATTTGGTTGGAAAAAGAAAGGTAGGCATCGTTGGTATTCAGATAGGAAACAATCGACCATTTGGGAATTTGATAAACCAAAACGAAATGCCGATCATCCAACGATGAAACCAATTGCTTTAATTGCCTATCCGATTATGAATTCAAGTTTAACAAATAGTATTGTACTAGATCCATTTGGTGGTTCTGGTTCGACTTTAATCGCATCGGAACAAACAGACCGAATATGTTACATGATTGAATTAGATGAAAAATATTGTGATGTGATTGCGAAAAGATACATTGAACAAGTTGGAACAGATGAAGATGTGTATGTTATTCGAAATAATAAAAAGATTGCTTATAGCGAACTTGAGGTGAGTGAAAGTGCGTAAACTTACCTTAGGTTCGCTTTTTGATGGCTCGGGTGGGTTTCCACTTGCTGGTCTAATAAGCGGCATTGAACCGAGATGGGCATCTGAGATTGAACCATTTCCGATTCGAGTTACATCAAAACGAATACCACAAATGAAGCATTTAGGGAATATCAGTTCAATTAATGGAGCTGATATTGAACCAGTCGATGTTATCACGTTTGGTTCACCATGTACGGATTTATCAATTGCAGGAAAACGAGCAGGACTAGACGGAAGTCAGTCCTCTTTATTTTATGAAGCGATGCGAATTATAAAGGAAATGAGGTGTAAAACAAATGGTGAATATCCAAGATACGCAGTGTGGGAAAATGTCTGTGGAGCCTTCTCCTCAAATAAAGGAGAAGACTTCAAAAGTGTCATCGAGGAATTCAGTACGGTCAAGACCGAGAAAGTTGATATCCCTAAACCGGATAAATGGGAAAACGCAGGAGAAGTGTTGGGAGATAACTACTCAATTGCCTGGCGAGTCCTTGATGCTCAATATTGGGGAGTACCCCAGCGAAGAAAACGAATCTTTCTTGTCGCAGATTTTAATGGAAGAAGTGCATCCAAAATATTATTTGAGTCAGAGAGCTTGCGAGGGTATTTTACGCAGAGCAAAACAGCGGAGCAAGGAACTACCGGAGATACTTCAAAAAGTTCTAAAGAAACAAGCAATATCTGCTTAAATGACCAAGGTGGTAGCCGAATGGATGTAACCAAAGGGGTAACAGCAACTTTACGAGCAAAATCAAATCATCCTCCACTTGTATTCGATAACCATGGAAGGGATGCAAGAATTAAAGGACCGGTTGATGTTGCCCAGACCGTTGTGTCGTTATATGGAACTGGTGGAAACAATCAGCCATTTGTTTTAGAGAAACCGAGAACCTTTGATATTCGTTTGACATCTGAAGGAACGGTTAACGTTCGAGCAAATATTTATGAAAGTGATGTGTCAAGAACAATAGATACATCTGGTAACTCACCAAACAGTAATCAAGGCGGAATTGCAATTGTGAGTAGTAAAGATGAATTAAGAAAAGGAAAACAATCAACCTATTCATCTAGTAAAAACTCACATTTTACAAGCGCAGAAAAAGAACTTGCTAGTACGCTTGTTGCTACTGATTATAAGGATCCACCATTAGTAAACGTAGAAGATTTAATTGTGAGAAGATTGACTCCCACTGAGTGCGGGAGATTGCAAGGTTTCCCAGATGGATGGTGTGGAAACTTGGAAGATGATAACCCCTCGGATGACGAGATTAACTTTTGGGAGAGAGTGTGGGAAACGCACCGACAGTTAATCAGTAAAAATAAACGACCTAAAACTCGAAAGCAAATCATTAAATGGTTAAGCCAGCCACATTCTGACACTGCTGAATATAAAATGTGGGGAAATGGAGTCGCACTTCCTTGTGTTATATATGTTTTAACTGGAATCGCTAAGCAATTAAATAAGGATTAGAAAGTCAGATGGAATCTGTTCAAAACACTTGATATAAACACCTTTTAGAGTGATATATGTATGTACCAAAATTGAAAGGTGGAATAAAAAATGATTGTAAAATTTAATGTGAAGGGAAAGGAACGGAAAAAGCTAGTCGAATCTGTAAGCGAACATTTGAATATTCCTTTTGATTACAAAGGAACACCAAGCTTTGCATATCAGATTGGAGATTATGTAGTTGATAGGTTTGGCACATTGGAAGGACCTTCTAATGAAGCGTTAATCCAAACATTAGAAAGTAAATATAGCTTTGAAGCAGAGCGGCATGAGCAAGCGGAAACTTATACACTTTCCATTGAATACCCGCGGGAAGCCTTTGATGAACAAACAATAGAGAATTTAGAAAAACTGATTCAGAGTAAAAACACATTAATTAAACAGGCACTAGCTATTGAATCAACTAGGATTGAACTAGAAGATGACCGTATAAACTTTCCTTGGTTTGAGCGAGAATTGACACCTAATGAACTAGAAACATACACAAAATTCATTGTCGCATTATGCGAAACAGCCCTGAAACAAAAACGAGTGACGGCAGTTGAAAAACAAGTCGAAAACGAAAAATATGCATTTCGATGCTTCCTGTTAAAGCTGAATTTTATAGGCGATGAATATAAAACTGACAGAAAGCTTCTGATGTCAAAGTTGTCAGGTGATTCTTCATTTAAAAGAACAAAAAAGATGGAGGAAGCTTCATGAACAATATAACGAAAGAATCGCTGACCAAGTTAAAAAAACAATATAAGCCCGGAACAAGGGTACGTTTAATTGAAATGGATGATCCATATTCAAATCTAATTCCAGGAGATGAAGGAACAGTTTCTGACGTTGATGATATTGGAACAATACACATAAAATGGGATAAAGGAAGTTCACTCGGGATTGTATTTGGAGTCGATAAGTGTCTAATCATCGAACAATAAAAATACATCCGAATAAGTGTAGATAATACTTGCTATATAAGGCTTTTAGAGTGATATATGTATGTAACAAAAACACACATCACTCTAAAAGGGGATGATAAAATGTTAAACGCAAAGTTTGGAATTGAAATTGAATTTACAGGAATTACAAGAGAAAAAGCGGCGAAGGTAGCGGCAAAGTTTCTTGAAGGAGAATACATCGAAGGTGGAACATATTACGATGTAAAGAAAGTGATGGCTCCAGACGGACGGATATGGGAATTTGTTTATGACGGAAGTATTCGAACGCAAGTTAGTCGAAACGGTAGAAGGGTTAACGCAAACAGAGATTATAGCGTTGAGATTGTAAGCCCAATTCTAACCTACCGAAAAGACATTGACACTTTACAGGAGCTTGTTCGAAGGATACGAAAAGCCGGCGCCTTTACAAATTCATCTTGCGGCATTCACATTCACTTAGATGGGAGCCCACATACACCAAGAAGCATTAGAAATTTTATAAACATCATCGCAAGTAGAAACGATTTGTTTTACAAGGCACTAGAAATTAAGATGGCCACATCTGTATAGAAAAGAAATGATGAAAGTTAAAGTAGATAAAAAGACAGTAAATGCGATGGTCTATATTATGAATGAAGGCAGACCACTTGAGCAGCCGAGTTGTTACTATTACTCAACCATTTTAGAAGGTTATCAAAGCGCAGGATTTGATGTCGAATATTTACGTAGAGCAGTTGAGAATTCATATAAAAAAGACGGTGTTACTTTAGAAAACGAATCTAATGGAGGGAAATTAGTGTAGTCCGAATAATATGATAATATATAAGCAAAGTTGAACACACTAGGTGAATGGAAAATACCAAAAAAGGACTGCCTAGATGGCAATCCTTTTTATTAAATGCTAAGGAATTTGTCACTTAGTTATTAAACAATTTATAGCTATTAAATACTGATAAAAATTGTTCGAAGTTAATGTTCCTTAAATCCTTTATTTTTGCATAACTTAAGGCTTTATTAAACTGGTTTTTAGTAAATAGTTCTCTGTATTCTTGGTTAACCCATTTCATAACAAAATTATTATATATTTTTTTATCTTTGTGTGATATTTTTGATGGGTGTCTTTTTAACATAATTAAAGAACTATTAATTTTAGGTTTTGGATGAAAGTATTCTTTAGGGATTTTACTTAATATGGATATATCTACTTCAGTCATTAAAAGTAACGCTAGAGAACGATTTGTATTGAGTAGCCTTTTAGCAAATCCTTCCTCGACTATTAAGTAACTAACTGTCGCATTACTTTCAAAGACAATTTTTCGTACTATATCCGTACTTATATAATAAGGTATATTACCATAGATTTTATATGTTCTGTTGTTTGGGAACTTGAACTGTAATATATCCTTATTTATAATTCGAAAATTATCGTAATTTGTAACTTTATTTTGTGTTTGAATACATAAATTTGAATCTATCTCGATAGCTGTTACATAATTACATTTTTGAACCAGTTCTAGTGTGAAATGGCCTTTTCCTGAACCAATTTCAAAAACATTATCATTTCTATTTAATTCTAAATTACTCATAATTTTATTTATATGTCGTTTCGAGGTAATAAAGTTTTGACTAAATTTTATCTCTTTTTTGTTGATTATAACCCACTCCAATGTGGTTATAATGAATTTTCTATATTAACAATTCATTATAACCAATTATTTTTCATTTGGTTGATAATGAACTGTATTTATTACAAAAATGCTAAAAATACCCAAGTGCTAATTCTCCTTCCGTTTTAAGTGCTAATTCTCCTTCCGTTTTAAGTGTTAAAACTTAGACGAAAATGGAGAAGTCAATTACAAATAATGAACAATTACCCATTTAAATTCCTCCTTGTTAAACCTAAAGTTATTTTAACACATAAATTGTGAATTAAACAGTGAATATTGTTCTGCAAAAGGGTACAGATTGTGGAACAATTAAATAGATGTCTTAAGCTCAGATAGCAATCTGGGCTTTTTTGTCGTGCAAAACTTTATAAATTCATTTAGTTTTTTTATTTGCTAAGGGGGTGGTTATAATTAGAAAGCTAGAAATTTATAAACCAACAATCTTTAAAGCTGAACAATCTTACTACGATAAGGATGCTGCTGATATGGCAGTAAACTTTATAAGTTATTTAAAACATACAAAAGGTGAATGGTTTGGAAAAAACTTTGACTTGATAGATTGGCAGGAGCAGATTATTCGAGATGTATTTGGAACGATGAAGCCGAATGGCTATCGCCAGTTTAATACTGCCTATATTGAGATAGCCAAGAAACAAGGAAAGTCAGAACTTGCCGCTGCGGTTGCCTTACTTTTAACATGTGGCGATTTTGAACATGGTGGAGAAGTGTATGGATGTGCTGCGGATAGGCAACAAGCATCGATTGTATTTGACGTTGCAGTCGATATGGTGGAACAATCACCCGCACTTAAAGCTAGATTTAAACCAGTGTTGTCACAAAAACGTTTAATTTATAAACCTTTAGGGAGTTTCTATCAAGTATTGTCAGCTGAAGCTTACACAAAACATGGGTTGAACGTTCATGGGGTTGTATTTGACGAACTTCATGCGCAACCTAATCGAAGGTTATATGATGTTATGACACATGGTTCAGGGGACGCAAGGAAACAACCACTGTACTTTTTAATCACTACTGCAGGAAATGACCAACATTCAATATGTTACGAAGTACATCAAAAAGCAAAAGATGTACTTGAAGGAAGAAAAATAGACCCTACTTTTTATCCTGTTATCTATGGTGCAGAGGAAGATGATGATTGGACAGATCCAGAAGTTTGGAAGAAGGCAAACCCGTCACTAGGAATTACAGTAGATATTGAGAAAGTTGAACAAGCGTGTGAAAGTGCGAAACAGAATCCTGCTGAGGAGAACTTGTTTAGGCAGTTAAGACTGAATCAATGGGTAAAACAATCTGTCAGATGGATGCCAATGGAAAAGTGGGATAGATGTAGTTTGCCAGTTGACCCTGAAAGTTTAATTGGCAGAGAGTGCTATGCGGGTTTAGACTTATCATCGACAACAGACATCACAGCATTTGTTTTAATCTTTCCACCAGAATATGAAGATGATAAATATGTAATATTGCCATACTTTTGGGTACCAGAAGAAAACATCAGACAACGTGTGGATAGGGACAGAGTACCTTATGATGTGTGGGAACAACAGGGACATATGCAAACAACGGAAGGGAACGTTGTTCATTATGCTTATATTGAAAAATTCATTGAAGAATTAGGAAAGAAATACAACATTAAAGAAATTGCATTTGACCGTTGGGGTGCTGTTCAGATGACGCAAAACCTTGAAGGTTTAGGATTTACTGTAGTTCCTTTTGGACAAGGTTTTAAAGATATGAGCCCATCATCAAAAGAGTTGATGAAATTAACATTAGAAGAAAAACTTGCTCATGGCGGACATCCAGTTTTACGTTGGATGATGGATAACATTCATGTTCGAACGGATCCAGCTGGAAACATTAAACCTGACAAGGAAAAATCAACGGAAAAGATTGATGGTGCGGTGGCAACAATTATGGCACTCGACCGAGCGATAAGAAGAAGCGGAACAAGTGATTCCGTTTATGATGATAGAGGATTGATTGTGTTCTAACGTTGAGGAGGTGATGTTCATATGCGGTGGTTTACAAATTTATTTAAAGCAAGAGATAAACCACAAAACTATTCATTTGGGAGCAATTATAGTTTCATCTTTGGAAATTCTAGTAGTGGAAAATCCGTTAATGAATTTACAGCAATGCAAATGACTGCAGTATATTCGTGTGTACGCATATTAGCTGAAGCGGTAGCTGGTTTACCACTGCACTTATATAAGTACACAGATACAGGTGGGAAGGAAAAAGCAATATCCCATACCTTATATTTTTTACTTCATGACGAACCAAATCCTGAGATGAGTTCATTTGTGTTTAGAGAAACATTAATGACTCATCTTTTATTATGGGGAAATGCGTATGCTCAGATCATTCGCAATGGAAAAGGGGAGGTTATTGCACTTTACCCACTTATGCCAAATAAAATGTCAGTCGAAAGAGATGCGAGAGGTAATCTGTATTATTTATACACAAAAACATTTGAGGAAATGAATGGGTCAGAGAAGACAACTATTGCATTAAAAGCTGAAGATGTACTTCATATACACGGACTTGGTTTTGATGGTTTAGTTGGATATTCACCAATTGCGATGGCTAAAAATGCAGTGGGTCTAGCAATGGCAACTGAGGAATATGGTGCAAAGTTTTTTGCTAATGGAGCGGCACCAGGTGGTGTCTTAGAACATCCGGGAACTATCAAGGACCCCCAAAGAGTAAAGGATAGTTGGAATAAAGCTTATCAAGGTTCAAGTAATGCCCATCGAGTAGCTGTATTAGAAGAAGGGATGAAGTATCAACAAATCGCAATTGCACCCGATCAAGCACAATTTCTTGAAACAAGAAAATTTCAGATTAACGAGATTGCTCGAATTTTCCGAGTGCCACCTCACATGGTAGGTGACTTGGAAAAGTCGAGCTTTTCTAATATAGAGCAACAATCGTTAGAATTCGTTAAATACACACTTGATCCATGGGTTATTCGGTGGGAACAAGCAATTAGTCGTTCACTATTTACTAAAAGTGAAAAGAAAGCGTACTTTGTGAAATTTAATGTGGATGGATTGCTTAGAGGTGATTATGCCTCACGAATGAGCGGCTATGCAACAGCAAGGCAAAATGGCTGGATGAGTGCTAATGATATTCGTGAACTCGAGAACTTAGACCGAATACCAGATGAACTTGGGGGAGACTTATATTTAATCAATGGGAATATGACGAAACTTCAAGACGCAGGTGTGTTTGCAAAGAAATATGAAAAGGAGGAAACCGAAGATGAAGAAGTTTTGGAATTGGACAAAAGAAAATGAAACTGACAAGCGAACCCTTCATTTATATGGAGCAATAGCAGAGGAAAGTTGGTTTGATGATGAAGTCACACCATCTGCCTTTAGGGATGAACTCGTGCAAGGCAAAGGTGATATCGAAGTTTGGATTAATTCTCCGGGGGGTGACTGTATTGCAGCTGCACAAATTTACAACATGTTAATGGAGTATCCAGGTGATGTCACTGTCAAAATTGACGGCATTGCCGCATCGGCAGCATCTGTGATTGCGATGGCAGGCACTGAAATTCAAATGTCACCAACGTCCCTAATGATGATTCATAATCCATTTACTGTTGCAATTGGTGATAGTGAAGAAATGAAAAAGACGGTGCATATGCTTGGTGAAGTAAAAGAAAGCATTATTAACGCTTATGAAATTAAAACAAGTTTATCAAGAAATAAACTATCGGAATTAATGGATGCTGAAACGTGGCTTAATGCACATAAAGCAATTGAACTCGGATTTGCGGATGCCATTATGTTCGCAAATGGTAAAGATGAAAACCAACCTGAAAATAGTTTCGTTTTTAGTAGGCGAGCAGTTACAAATTCACTGTTAAACAAAATACAAAAACCACAAGTAAAACAATCAGTTGAGCCGCTTTATGAGCGGCTTAATTTATTGAAATATTAGGAGGAAATCAATATGAATAAAATTTTAGAATTACGAGAGAAGAGAGCAAAAGCATGGGAGGCAGCTAAGGCATTTTTAGATACAAAACGAGGAAGTGATGGTTTAGTATCAGCTGAAGATGCGCAGATGTACGATCGTATGGAAGAAGATATTATGAATCTAGGTAAAGAAATCCAACGATTAGAAAGGCAAGAAGCATTAGATGCAGAGTTAAATCGACCAATAAATACACCTATCATTGGTAAACCTTCTGTGCCAGGCATGGAATCAAAAGAAGGTCGAGCGTCAGACGAATATAAAAATGCATTTTGGAATGCAATGAGAAGTAAAGCGCCAACACAAGAAGTTATGAACTCACTTTCCGTAGGAACTGACTCGGAAGGTGGTTTTTTAGTTCCAGATGAATTTGAGCGTACACTTGTTCAAACGTTAGAAGAAGAAAATGTATTCCGTCAATTAGCAAAAGTAGTTAAGACATCGAGTGGTGACCGTAAGATTCCAGTTGTAACAACGAAAGGGTCTGCTGCATGGCTTGATGAGGGAGAAGAATTTGAAGAAAGTGACTCAGCATTTGGACAAACATCCATCGGAGCGTACAAGCTTGGTACAATGTTAAAGGTTTCAGATGAATTGTTAAATGATAGTGTGTTTAATTTAGAGAACTATATTTCAACTGAGTTTGCTCGAAGAATTGGTGCTAAAGAGGAAGAGGCATTTCTTGTAGGTAATGGCGAAGGAAAACCAACGGGAATCTTTAATGATACTGGCGGTGCTGAACTTGGAGTAACAGCAGCATCTACCACAGCTATTACTGCAGATGAGATTATTGATTTAGTGTTTTCTTTGAAGGCGCCTTATCGTAAAAATGCAGTATTCATTATGAATGATGCAACAGTAAAAGCAATTCGAAAATTAAAAGATGGTCAAGGTCAGTACTTATGGCAACCATCACTAACTGCCGGTACACCAGATACGTTATTGAATCGTCCAGTATTCACTTCAGCTTATGCACCGACTATTGAAACGAAAGCAAAGTCTATCGCCTTTGGTGATTTCGGATATTATTGGATTGCAGACAGACAAGGTCGTTCATTCAAGCGTTTAAACGAACTTTTTGCAACAACAGGGCAAGTTGGTTTCCTAGCAAGTCAACGTGTCGATGGAAAGTTAATCTTGCCAGAAGCAATTAAAGTCTTACAACAAAAATAAATTAAGGAGTAGAATGCGATGGGGTATAACGTTAAGAATTATACGGAACAAGGCGGAGAAAAAACGGTTATTGGTGGAGAGCTTGTTATTGAAGAAGGAGCGAAGGTTACTGGCCTTCCTTCTTCTTCAAATGAAAAAATGGTAAATCAATCAGATAGTACAGCAGAAACAGTAGAAGATTTAGTTGCCGATTTTAATGCATTACTATCAAAATTAAAAACATCTGGTTATATGTCAGATAATTAAAGGTGGTGTTAGTGATGACATTACTAGAAAAAGTAAAAGCTAATTTAATACTCCAACATGATAAAGATGATGCTTTAATAGAAATGTACATCACTGCAGCCATATCTTATGCAGAAAGTTACCAACATATTAAAGAAGGCACATATTTAGATGAGAATATGCCCGCGACAACGGAACAAGCGGTTATCATGTTGGCATCACACTTTTACGAAAGTCGAGATGGCAGTACAGGTGGATTTTTCGCAGATAGCGCACTTGCTGGAGAGCAAGTTTGGAAAACAGTCAACCTTTTATTAAGGCTAGATAGAGATTGGAAGGTATAGCGTATGAGTTTTGGTAAAATGCGTACATTTATCGATATCGTAACACGTGAAATTGTAAAAGATGAAGAGTCTTTCAGTGAAGAAACCGATAGAATCCTAGCATCTGTGACAGCATACAAAGAAGAACGCTTTGGTAGTAAGACTTGGGCAAATAGGGCAGCCTTTTCTGAAGCGAATGCGTTATTTCGTTTTAGAAACATTCCCGATTTAACCATTAAACCGAAAATGTTTATTGTATGTGATGATGGGCGATATGAAGTAGTAAGCGTTGATAATGTGAAAAATAGAAATATGTATATCGAGGTTTTAACAAAAAAGGTGGTGGCATCAGATGGCTAAAGTTAATATTAAAATGCCAGAAGAATTCTTGATGAAGATTTCAAGATTGGGAAGTAAAACAGATGAAATCGTTCCGAGGGTTCTTGAAGCAGGTGGAGAAATTGTATTAGATAAAATGAAGTCTAATTTAAGCTCGGTTATTGGGAAGGACACAAAACTTCCGAGTAGATCAACTGGTGAGTTGGTATCTGCATTAGGAGTATCACCTGCCTTAGTTGACCGAAGAGGAAATCATAATGTTAAAGTAGGGTTTAATGAACCACGTAAAGATGGGGTTAGCAACGCTAAATTAGCTAATATAATCGAATACGGAAAATCGGGTCAACCTGCAAAGCCATTTTTAAAACCAGCAAGAAGAACATCAAGGCAACCTTGTATGGATGCGATGATTAAAAAATTGGAAGAAGAAGTGGAAAGCATATGAATGTATTAGCCGAAGTAACTCAAATTGCGGAACAATGTGGTATTCCAGTTGAAACAGGTATCTTTTCAGATACTGCTCCTGATTTATACATTGTAATCACACCAATCGTTGATATGTTTGAATTACATGCAGATAATATTCCAAAGTATGATGTACAAGAAGTTAGGGTTTCGTTGTTTTCAAAAAAGAATTATACATCAATTAAAAATAGTTTAGTCCGCACTCTTTTGGGTGCGGATTTTGTTATAACAGATAGGAGATATATCGGTCATGAAGATGATACTGGATATCATCATTTAGCTATTGATGTGGCAAAATATTATGAATTTGAAATGGAGGAATAATTTATGGCGACTATTGGTCTTGATCGGCTTTATTATGCAAAAATAACAGAAGGAGAAAATGGTGAAGAAACCTATGAAACTCCAACACCTTTAGCAAAGGCGATTAGTGCTGAATTATCTGTTGAGTTAGCTGAAGCAACTTTATATGCAGATGATGGTGCGGCTGAAGTGATTAAAGAATTTCAAACTGGAACATTATCGCTTGGTATTGATGATATCGGTGTGGCCGCAGCTAGTGATTTAACTGGGGCAACAATTGACGATAACCATGTATTAATATCTACAAGTGAGGATGGTGGAGATCCAGTTGCGATTGGTTTTAGGGCGAAAAAGGCAAATGGAAATTACCGATATTTTTGGTTGTACCGAGTGAAATTTGGTATTCCTGCAACAAACCTTGCGACAAAAGGGGATAGTATTACCTACTCTACACCAACAATTGAAGGTACGGTTTTACGGAGAAACAAGCTTGATGGTCAAGGAAAACATCCATGGAAAGCGGAAGTTAGTGAAGGTGACGATGGTGTGAATCAAGGAATAATTACTGGTTGGTATAGTGAAGTGTATGAACCTGTTTTTGCTGCGGGAACCGAAGGGTAAAAGGAGCGAACAATTATGACGAATGAAAGAAGTGCGAAGATTTCGATTGGTGGTTCAGAATATGAATTAATTTTAACAACAAAAGCGACGAAGGAAATTGCTAAACGTTATGGTGGTTTAGAAGACTTGGGTGAAAAGTTAATGAAAGCTGAAAACTTTGAGATGGCCTTAGATGAAATTGTCTGGCTCATCACCCTGCTCGCAAACCAAAGTATCCGTATTCATAATCGATTAAATGAAGAAAAGAAGGAATTGTTAACAGAGGATGATGTGGAACTGTTAACTTCACCTGTTGAAATGGCAACTTTTAAAGATGCTATTATGGAAGCAATGTTTAAAGGAACAAAACGACATATCGAATCGGAGGAAACCGATACAAAAAACGAAGTGGTCGAGTAAACGATGAAGAAATGTTTGCTCGACTTATTTATTATGGCGTGACACAGCTGAAAAGGACTGAACAGGAAGTTTGGTTGATGCCTATCGGTCATTTACTTGATCAATGGGAAATCCACAAACAATTCTCAGGTCTCACAAAACCTAAAAATGAACTATCGATTGATGATGTTATTCCGTTAGGTATTTAAAAATTCTGATACAATAGTATTCAGAATATCTGAATGTGGGGGAATATTGAATGGAACTAATCAACGAGATTGATTCATTAATACAGGATGTGAGTAAAACGATAGGTAAACCTATTGTAGTAGAAGGATATGAAATTATTGATAGAGGTTTACCACATAAACCAAAATCGCTTCCTATTGGAATGATGGGAGTATATGCATTTTGGTATAATGACAGATTTTTAAAAATAGGCAAAGCAGGCTCTAAGAGTGGTCCTAGATTCTTAAGTCAACATTACAATCCGAAATCAGCCCAAAGCACGTTAGCCGCATCAATATTAAGGGATCCGGATATGTTGCAATTTGGTATAACTGAGGAAAACGTTGGTGTGTGGATAAAAGAGAATTGCAGAAGGATTGACATTTTAGTGAATGTTGAGCTTGGCATATTTACATTGGGCTTGATTGAAGCGGTACTTCATTACAAATATGAACCAAAGTACGAAGGCTTTGCAACACAGCGTTAATATAAGGACATGGATTTGAGAGCAATCAATAGATTGTTCTTTTTTTATGCTTATTTTTAAAGGGGGTGGCAGTATGGCAGACAATTTTGGGCTTAAAATTGGTGTTGAAGGAGAACGTGAATTTAAGAAGTCGTTACGTGAGATAAATCAAAGCTTCAGAGTGTTAGGCTCAGAAATGAAATTAGTGACATCAGAATTCGATAGAAATGATAAATCTATTAAAGCAATAACCGCAAGAAATGCAGTATTAAATAAAGAGATTGATGCACAAAAGGAAAAAGTATCAACACTAGAAAAGGCTCTTGCCAATGCTGCTGAATCCTTTGGAGAAAATGATAGAAGAACATTGTCATGGCAAACTCAGTTAAATAATGCGAATGCCGAATTAAATAATTTAGAACGTGAACTGAAGGACTCACAAGAGGAAGTAAAGAAGCTTAACCGAGAAAAAGTTGAAAAACTTGTGAATGGTTTAAAAACAGCGGGTGAAATTGCGGGTAAAGTATTGGTAGCAGGCTTAAAAGCAGCCGCCGCAGCAATGGCCGCAATTGGAACTGGGGCAGTCGCATCAGGTAAGTTTATAAAGGACTCTTTAAATGTTTATGGCGAATATGAAGATGCCATGAAGCAAGTTCAGGCAACAATGGGACTTACAGGCGAAGAAGGGGAAGAAGCCTTTAATAAATTATCTCAAGCAGCAAAAGATGCTGGAGCAACTACACGTTTCTCGGCATCAGAATCAGCTGAGGCATTAAATTATCTAGCTTTAGCGGGATATGATACAGAACAGGCGATTGGTGCATTACCTGGTGTGCTTACCCTTGCAGCTGCGGGTGATATGGATTTAGCAAGGGCATCTGACTTGGTGACAGATTCCATGGCTGCCTTAGGTCTTGAAATCGCTGATATGGATCTGTATATGGACAAAATGGCAAAGACATCACAAAAGTCCAACACAGATGTACAGCAATTAGGTGAAGGTATTCTTGTTGCAGGAGCAACAATGAAAAATGCTGGGCAAGATTTAGATACATTAAATGTTATGTTAGGAGTTCTCGCTAACAGGGGGATAAAAGGAGCAGAAGGCGGAACAAAACTAAGAAACATCATTATGTCCTTAACTTCTCCCACATCAGCTGCTGCAAAAGAATTAGAAGGTCTGGGCATAAGCGTTACCGATTCATCTGGAAATATTCGTGATATGAACGATATATTTACAGATTTAAATAAAGAACTTGATGGATTGTCAGAAGCAGATAAAATGAACGCATTAAGTAATATTTTCAATAAACAAGATCTAGCGGGCGTGAATGCATTATTATCTGGAACTGGCGATGAGATGAATAATCTATATAAGGAACTTGAAAATGCTGATGGTGCCGCACAGCAAATGTCAGACACGATGGAAAGTGGACTAGCGGGTTCTGTACGAAGTTTAAAATCAGCCTATGAAGGACTACAAATCGTTATCGGAGAACAGTTTGCAGAAATGGCCCAAGGGGCAGTTGGTGATGTGACAGAATTAGTTCGAGATATAACTGAAATATTAAATGATGGATTTCAAGAAGGTGATATTACCGCTATAGGCGAGAGAATATCATCTTTTTTAATTCAAGGAATTAATCGAATTACAGAGTATATCCCGGGTGCCATTGATATGATAGCCACAATGCTAACAGAGCTGGTGAATGTATTGGTAGAACTTTTGCCTACTTTACTGCCACCTTTATTAGAAGGTGCGATTGCTTTATTAACAGGAATTATTGAGGCGATTGTAGGGAATATCGAGCCGTTAGTTGAAATGGTCGTATATTTAGTAACAACTGTTGCGGAATTTATTATTGAAAATTTACCTATTTTAATTGAAGCGGCCATCCAAATTGTTATCGCATTAGCGAACGGAATAGCAGATGCCTTGCCACAGCTAATTCCAGCGGTTATCGAAGCAATCATTTTAATTGTAGATACGTTAATCAATAATTTAGGACAAATATTAAATGCGGCTCTTCGAATTATTATGGCTTTAGCTGAAGGTATTGTTGCAGCTTTACCTAGATTGATAGCAGCCTTACCACAAATAATAAATTCAATTATTAACTTTATTACCTCAAACTTACCGATGATTATCGATATGGGGATCCGTATCATTTTGCAATTAGTAGTTGGCATAATTAAAGCTATACCTTCCCTGGTCGCTGCTTTACCACAAATTGTGATGGCATTAATTACGGGAATAGGAAAAGCAGCAATTGCAATTGTCGAAATCGGTCGAAATATTGTACGTGGTCTTTGGGATGGAATTGCCTCCATGGTTACTTGGATCAAAGATAAAATCAGTAATTTTGTAGGTGGAATTGTAAGTGGAGTAAAAGGTTTACTTGGTATTAAATCTCCATCAACTGTATTTGCTGGTATTGGTGATGATATGGCTCAAGGTTTAGGGGTTGGTTTTGATAAGGCAATGAGTCAAGTTTCTGAGGATATACAAGATGCAGTTCCGACAGATTTCGACATTCAATCAAACGTGAATGTAGGGGCAAACGGTATTACAACAAGTCAAGATGGATATGGATCATTAATTACGATCCAACAAATGATTGTCAGAAGTGAAGATGATATTAGAAAAGTTTCACAAGAATTATATAACTTAATTCAAACAGGGTCTCGAGCACAAGGGAGGTTCGTGCCAAGTTAGAAAGGAGTGGGATGAATGGGGTTTACATTTGATGGCGTTCATTCGAAAAACATGAAAATCACCGCAAGAATTGTTAGTTGGCAAGTTTCTCCCGCTCCTAGAAATGCATTTGAAGTTATACCTGGTCGAATGGGAATTGCCGATCTAGGTTCAGATACATCAGAAAAATATATCAAAGTCATTTGTAATATTTTTCCGCAGCATTCATTTACCGAAGTGATTCATCTATTGGATGATGTAGCTGAATGGTTGAACCCTAATTTAGGATTAAAACAATTAGTGCTAGACGATATTCCAAACAGATATTTTTTAGCACGTTTAGTAGAGAAAGTGGATTGTGAACGAATATTAAGAAGTGCAGGTTCCTTTGAACTTACATTTGTTTGTCCAGACCCTTATGGTTATGCGATTACAGATGAGCAATTTACGATTAATTCTACTGGTAGCCATGTAGTTGAAAGGGAGTTAGGCAATATAGAATCTTTCCCGATATATCGAATGAAAGGAAATATCAGTAATCCAAGTTCAACATTTTTAACGGTTACCACAAATGGCGAAAGTTTAAAAGTTAATGGACCATTATCATCAAATGAAATATTAATCATTGATAGTGGATTACTAACTGCAAAAATAACAGATACAAGTGGTAATACGGTTCGGAATGGTTTATCTGTTTTAGATGAGTTAAATTTTCCAGTTTTATATCCTGGTAGTAATGAAATAAAAGTAAATGGTACAGGAGCAGCATTTACGGAACTTCATGTATTAAGTCAAAGTAGATGGAGGTGATTTTATTATGGCGATTAAATCGGTTGTAACATCTCAAACAGATTTTACTGGTGAGTTTCCGATTCATGATGAAACAGTTGCATTATGGCGTTTTAATGAATCACAACCAAATGAAAGTCAGCTGATAGATAGTGGCACAAATAATCATCATTTTACGATATCAAATTGGTCTGGAACATCTGCAAGTTTAGTAGCAGGAAGGTTTGGGCGATTTTTCAGGCAGAATATTGTCAATCCAACAAGTGAAAAGACATATCTTACCGCTACCAATGATGGTAGCTTTTTTACTGATTTAGGGGTGAAAATTGTAGTTGGTGGCTGGATAAATCCGACAACCTATTCAATTGGTCAAACATTTATTCCTATATTTAGTACAAGGAATGGACCTGGACAACCAATTTTCTATATATCTTTATATCAAGGAAGACTACGATTAATGCTTTATAACAACGCGGGGACATTAATTTATGATACATCCGAGACACCAAGTATAAGTTTTATAAACAATGGTTGGTATTTTATCACAACCATTATTAATAGGACTGATAAAACAATTCAAAACTTTATCGGTGACAGGTCGAACGGGGCAACTTGGCAATCACCTGTAAGAAATTATACAGGTATACTGAATGAAGAATGTACCGCTGACATTGTCGTGGGTATGTTACAAGATACGTATTACTATGCTGGTGGTTTTGATGATTGGTTTTTTGAGAAAGATTCAAAGTTAACAATGGAAGATATACACTTACATTTTAAATCTTCTATTCAAGCAAATGGTGCAGATAGTGCATCCCAAGTCGATGCATTAACGGAACCAGGTGCTGTTATTTTAAAGCAAGAAGATAACAAGTATCCAGGTAGTGGTGTGCTCTATACAATACCTAAAAAGTGTAGTTTAGGTGGCAATGGTAGAGTTTCAGTAACTAGTGAATATATTGCTGGAACAACTGCGATTAGTTTAGTTGAAACATCCACATCAGATGACCTTGAGGATTGGACTTCGTGGCAAACAATTGGACCAACAGGTGAATTAATTTCACCTAATAGAGCTTATATCCGCTATCGCATTACTTTAACGACAGAAGATGAAACGAAAACACCGAAACTAATAGAAGTTATATTGCATGATATCCCCAAACCCGCCTATGAAAAGCTTGGATTTGCTAGACCCGTGGTTTTGGATAGTAATGGGGCTTGGGATGCTGTTTTGGAAAATGCTTATGATGTTATTGTGACGAGTGAAATTAATGGAGCGGATATTTTAGAGTTTAAGATTCCTTTTCACGATTTAAAAAGGGAAAGTATTGAAAACGAAAAACAAATTCAAATCGTAGACGATGTGTATCGCATACGAACGATAACGGATGAAAAAAGCCAAGAAGGTAATATCATCACTCACGTATATGCAGAAGCAGATTTTTATGACTTAGCTTTTAGTACGGATAAACAGCCTATTGAATTTAATGCAGATACTGCTGATGTCCCAATGAAATATGCGTTAGAAGGAACGGAGTGGTCTGTTGGAAATGTGAATGTAACTACAAAGCGGACGTGGGAATCAGAGGAGAAAAATGCATTATCTATATTACGAGAAGTGCAAAACATCCATGGTGGAGATTTAATTTTTGATAGTGCGAATCGTTTAGTTCATTTACTGACATTTGGCGGGAAAGATAGTGGTGCGTTATTTAGTTATAGAAAGAATATGAAAAGTATTCAAAGAACAGTGGATACAAGAAGTTTAGTGACAAGATTATACGCATACGGTAAAGATGGCATGACATTTTCATCTATCAATAATAACAAAGCATATGTAGAAGATTATAGCTTTACATCAGAGGTACGGATAGCAACACTTGATGCCTCATCCTTTAGCAACCCTTATCAAATGTTAGAGTTTGCAAATATGAGATTAGGACAATATGCAAAACCGAGAGTGTCGTATGTTTTAACAGCAATGGACCTATCTGTACTAACTGGTTATGAACATGAGGAATGGGATCTAGGAGATATTGTTACCGTTAACGATAAAGAATTAAATTTACAAGTGAAGACTCGTATCGTACGCAGGCAGTACAATTTGCAAGAACCATGGAAAACAGTGATTGAATTATCGACAAAATTAAAAGAATTAGGTGATTCATCAGCCCAGTGGGATAAGGCTGCAGATATGCTACATGACACAGATGTGCTTGATCGGCAGGAAATAAAAGATTTAGTACCGTTTAATCATTTGAGAAATTCAAGGGCAGATGATGGATTTACGTATTGGGTGAATTCTGGTTTTACAGTTGACCCTAACAATGGTGCAAGCGGTGATGCATCTTTTAAAGCAGAAGGTGTTTTGGGAATGACGAAATCTATGTATCAAACCGTATATCCAGCAAATCGAAAGAATTATACTATATCCGCACAAATTGGTTCTGAAAATCTAGAGAAAGGGCCAAATGGGCAAGTAGGGATTGAAGTGGAAATTGAATACGAAGATGGATCGATTGAAAAGAGAATTATTGATTTATATTAGAGGTGTTTGAAATGGTTTTTTTTACTCAAACTGCACATGCAATTACTCCAAAAGGATCTGGGAAAATTAAGAAATTAACAATTCGATTATTTGTAAAAGATTGCACCGGGACAGTGTATTTTACAGATATTCTTTTGCAAGGTGGCTCAATCGCTACTGGGTGGGTTGGGCATGTATCAGAAATAAAGTGGACTCTTGATGGTTAGGTGATTCGAATGGCGATACAATTTACTCGATTTAGTGAAACGATACGTGTGAAAGAAGATAAAAGAGTCGTAAATGTAACTTTGAAATTGTTCGTTACAGACTGTACGGGGACGATTTATTATACAGATATACAACTTCAAGAAGGCGATAAGCTAACGGGATATGTCTTAAACACAGAAACCTCACTTGAAAAATATAGAGAAGAAAGCGGGGTTCTCCCAGTTCGTTTCTATAATGGAGTGGTTAGAAGTAAAGAAACGATTGTCATATTTAATCTGGGAACAACATCTGCAGGACTGGATTGTCATATCACACCCCTTCAATCAATGAAAGCAGGAAGTATTAAACTTTCGCAAGGATATGGATCCCACCATATGAAATTTAAAGCTGTAGCAAATCCAGATGACACATTTTCATTATTAGCTTCCACTAGAGAAGTATTGCGAAATCAAAGCAAAACAGAAAAAGAAGGGTTTTATCAATATACCGCAGCATCTGATAGTAAGCACATTGTAGAACTCGAAGAAGGAAAAGCAGCACGAGTTTTATTTGAATTCCAGGAAATGCAAGAAGGAAGTGGCAAGCAATGAGTCAATATCTAGAAGGCAAAAAGACAATGGTGTGGAGTTTCATGGGAAACGCAAGAATGTATGAGGCTTTAAACAAATACGGGGATAGGCTTGATACGGTAGGTATATTTACATTTGAGGTAGATATTACAGGTACTATTAAAGAAACAGGGACAAGTATATCGAGCATGATGCCATATATCAATAAATGGCCGCATATAAAATGGTTGCTAACAATCATGAATCATGGAACGGCATCAATATTTACAGCAATCAGAAATAACACAAATGGTGCAAAAGATAAATTTTTATCAGAAATCGTTCGAATCATGAAGAAATATCCATGGTGTGATGGAGTTGATATTGATTTAGAACGTGGTGGTGGCTATGAAAACAAAGATGCCGCAAACCTTTTATTTAAAGATATTTATCAAACTGTAAAACAGTACGATTCATCAAAGCTTGTCAATATCTGCTTACCTGGAATGACAGGGGTTCAAGGTTCTGTTGGTGGAGAAAACTGGTGTGTTTATGAAGACTTAGATCCTTATTGTGATACGGCTGCGATTATGAGTTATGGGATGGCTTGGGCGGGTTCCGCTCCTGGTCCAGTTTCCCCGCGAGATTGGTTGGAAGGTATTTATAATTATGCAACAAGCGTCATGTCTCCAAAGAAGATATTCTTAGGTCTTCCAGGTTACGGTTGGAACTGGCGAATTGATGATACACCTCAGAATTTAAATAGGGTTTATCGTGGTACGTCCAACACCTATTATGCTGCACAACTTTGGATGACAGGTGGTTATAACTTTACAAATGATGCACCACCGCAACCGATGATTCCTATCATTGCTTATTGGGATGATTACGATAAAGTCCCATGGGCATTGCCACATGTCTATGATTACATGGAAGGTCCAGATGCAGTTACGAGAACCAATCCATTAATTGCAGAAGATTATAACCGAAGAAGCTTTTTAACAGCGTATAGTAAACAACAAAAGACGGAGTTTGGAAATATATATATTGACCGTCAAGGCAGTAATTATGATAGTCATGCGGGAATTGTATCTGATTCTTCTCAGATGGTTACTCTCGGTGAAAACGGTGAAACGATATATAATTTCACATTACAATCTAGTGGAACTTATGACATTGCAGTAAGAATTGGTTTTCCATTTTGGGATAAGAATTCTATTAAGATATCAATTGATAATGATGAAACAACTATTAAAGAGAGTAGGCTATGGTGGCCTTATTGGAGAACAACTTGTTGGTTAACGTTAAAGAAGAATATATCCTTAACAGCAGGTGCACATACCATCAAAGTTAAAGCAGGAATACCTGGTGTACAGTTTTATGGTTTTAGAGTTTGCTCAGACTTTCAACAATCATCTAGCGCGGGTGAAGCGGAGTTCTTACTTGCACCTAGAAAGTTTAAAGGGGTAAATGGTCAAATGGTGGAACCAGATCGTGCATTTAAATTAACGACCGAAGTATTGAGAAGAAAACCAGACTCAGCCCTTATTTGGTACGAAGACTTCAGGGATGAAAATCCGCTACCTAGCAATTATTGGACAACCCTAAGCGGTGAATGGGAAGTATGGAAAAAAGATGATTTTAACAATCCACGTCCTTATGCACAGCTTGATGGAAAAGGTGAATTGACATGGAGATATTCAGATTTTAAAGATATACACATTAGAGCAAGAATTGGATTCCCACAAAACGGAAGTGGGAGAGCAGGAGTTTTTTGTGGAGATTTGTTTTGCTGTTTAAATTATACTTCTCAACGTCTAGAGTTGTATAAAAGTAATTCATTACTGGGTAGTTATAATGTTCAAATTGAACGAACATCAAACGCTAATTTACGAACTGCTCCTAATCTGTACACGATTGAAATGCGAATTCGTAATAATTCTGTCAGGGTGTATTCCGGGGCAGCAAACACATTCAGATTTAAAGTGGATATAAATGATTTCAGTGGAGGCTCTGCAGGAATTCGTTCAGATAACCGCATGATATCTGACTTACTTCGTTTAGGAGATGCATGGACATACGAACCATATGAAAGTGTAGATATAACTTTTCCAAATGGAAACACAGTAGAATTTGGAAGAATACCAAGAACAGGTGTTACTTGGGATAATGAGTTCCAAGTCTTTAAAGTAAATAATGATGTGGAAGAGATAAGCACAAGAAATGATGATATATCAATGGATTATGATTTCTTTCACTCACAAGAATTACCACTAATTGCGGGAAATGATTATACCGTCAAAATAAAACCAAAGGACATTAACCTTTGGATATCACGTTTATTTTTAGGAGATGCGGATGGTTTTTCAATTCTCTATTATCAAGATGTTGATAGCTTGGTTTATTGGGCAAATGAGGCAGCTTACAGGTGGAAATTACGAGGCATTGCCATTTGGTCATTAGGGCAGGAAGATATGCGAGTGTGGGAAGCATTACCCAAACAAATATGAATAATTCAAGGGTGTCTACAAAATGTGGACACCCTTTTTATATAGATGTTTTAAAACTGAAGGGGGAAATATTCTATGAAGGATATATGGAACTGGATACAAATCATCGTTACAGCACTAGGTGGATTTATTGGTTGGTTTTTAGGAGGGCTAGATGGCTTTTTGTATGCCTTGATCATATTGGTTGTTGCTGATTATATCACTGGAATTATGTGTGCAATTGTTGATAAGGAACTGTCTAGTGAGATTGGTTACCGAGGGATATTTAAGAAGGTATTAATTTTTATACTGGTAGGTGTCGGGCATATGATTGACACACATTTAATAGGGGATGGCAGCGTTCTTAGAACAGCAGTCATCTTTTTTTATTGCTCGAATGAAGGGATTTCCATGCTAGAAAATGCTTCACGCTTGGGTTTACCAATACCTGAGAAGTTGAAAAATGCACTTGCTCAGTTACACAATAAAGGAGGAAATGAATCATGAATTTAAAAAAGTTATATTTAACGAAGAATGAATGTTACAAAGCTGGAAGGAAAATCACACCAAAAGGAATTATGGTTCATAGCACAGGGGCAAACAATCCGAATTTAAAGCGTTACGTTGGCCCAGACGATGGATTGTTAGGAAAGAATCAATACAACAATCACTGGAACCAGCCACGTCCAGATGGCAGACAAGTGTGTGTTCATGCTTTTATCGGAAAGTTAAAAGATGGGTCGATTGCAACCTACCAAACATTACCTTGGAATCATCGTGGTTGGCATGCGGGTGGAGATGCGAATAATACACATATTGGTTTTGAAATCTGTGAGGATAACTTAACAGATAGAACTTACTTTAATAAGGTATATAAAGAAGCAGTTGAACTTGCTGCTTATCTTTGTAAACAATACAAACTAACGGAGAAAAATATCATCGGCCATTATGAAGGGTACCAGAAAAAAATCGCTAGTAATCATGGCGACCCACGTCATTGGTTTTCAAAACATGGTAAGTCAATGGATACGTTTAGGGCAGATGTGAAGAAGGAATTAGCGAAAGGTACGTCAACATCTAAACCATCAACTGGTGGAAAGAAACTATATCGTGTACAGATTGGTGCGTATAGTGTTAAAAAGAATGCTGATAAGCAGCTGGAAAAAGCAAAGAAAGCTGGGTTTAAAGATGCGTTTGTGAAGTATGAATAA